GTGTCTTGTCCGCCTCAAAAAACCGACCACCTTTGCTCAAATTGCACTTTTGGCATAATTGCCTCAAATTCCACATTTCGTCCCCACCGTTCAAACGCTTCGGGATTACATGATCTATGTGCATGGGGCCTTCTGTCTGACCACACATCTGACACGATCCATCACGCTTGAGAACCATCTCTCTGATCTTACGCCAGCGAGCTGTGCTACCACCTGTCCAGTTACGACTCATCAATGCCACCCATGCTTGCGCCAATGAGCTAATGCACCATCACATATCTTGCCTTGATAACGATGATTGATGTATCTCAAAGTCCAATCAATCATGCGATACCCATCAAGGTTACGGTACTTGGTGTTACGCATTTGGCCTAAGCCGAAGTGATTACCATTTGGATTTATAGCTTCTATTCTCCAATTAGATTCCTTGGTAATCAATGTATTAAAGCATTGGAATTCTTTGTAGTTAATGATCCTTGAATGTGCATAAAGCTTCAATGAATCAATCGATGTTGTTGCAGCTTTTGTGGCATGTGCCGGTGTTGTGCCAACAACAAATAGCATGGCCAATAGCACCAAGCATCGCTTGCGAGCTATCCGCCACAGCGGCTCGCCCACGAGCATGGAGCGTACCGAGGAGTGCAAATACATTGCAACATTGAGCGTGCTGTTGGGCGTTGCGCACAGCCTGTGGATAAAGCCTGTGGATAACTTATTCATTGGCTTAACTCCTCAATGCGAGCATCATCAACGATCTTGATGCCAAATGTCCCACAGCTCATGCATTGTGCAAACCACTCATGCTCTGTTAGCTCTGCACCTTTCTTCAAGCCATGGCGTTGTTTAGGCTTACCAAACAGCTTTGCACAGATTGAGCAATCAAATAGCAGGATGTGCATGGATGCTCCTTTGTAATGTCTCAATGGGTTGGAGATTGATTTGAGGCACACTCCAATTGTTCTGAGCTGTGTTTCGATAGCGTGGCTTTTTAGCTATAGCTACAGGAATCCAGCCAATGATCTTCATCTTGGCCTGTTGGCCTGTGACAAGCACAGCAATGTCGCGATCATGGCGATCGCTATCTTGAATCCATAGATTGCCATCTGGGTTGGGCGACCACTTGACCTCGATGTTGCTGCCCACATCGGCTTTGCTCTTATCCCATGTGATGCCGGGTTCATAGTCATAACCTAATCTGCGAGCTACTAGCCACTCAGCTGCCATTGATTCAGCCATCTGTGCCACATATTCAAACCATGACAAGCTTCTCTGAAAGCGCATTGGGTGATCAGCTGATCGATCTGTGCAATGTTGGATTGCCTTGACCATGCACAGCACCTCATCAAGATGCGTAATCATCGGCACTCACCACAGAACCAAATCAGGTTCATTGCCGGATCACTCTTTTGATAGCCGAATTTGTCCAGCTTCTCAATCCTGCCGCACTTGTCGCATTTCTCGACTTTGTACTCCTGTACGACTTCGCCATTGAGTAACAAGATGCCAGTCATGTTTTTGATGTTTATGATCTCGGAGAAGTTGCTCATAACCACACCGGCTTGCATTGCTGATTGCGATCAGTCTCCGGGCAGACATAGCCTTCATACGCCTTGCCAGTCTTTCCAACGCCTGATTTGTGATTCATAAAGCCATGCTTGCATTGCGGGCCGCCTGTAATGACAGCCGGTTCAGCGGCTTCAATAGCTGCATTAAAGCTCCATGGATCGCTAGTCTCTTTAACCATCAAGTCAGCCTCGGTCATGGGAGGCACAATTGAGAGCTTGTTTTGGTAGCTTCTCATCTCCTCCAATGATGGGCGTTCAATGCCATCTGAGAATTTGCTGATTCCAGCTGCATGAAGCATGCGCCCAATTGCACTTGTCTCGGCGTTTTCAATGGGATGGCGGTTGGCGTTGCTTCTGATCTCCTCAGCGTATCCTGTGGCAAATGGCACAAGATCGGTTGTTTCCCGGTAGCCGTAAGCCTTGACGATGTAGCGCGTGCCATCCTGATAGACCAGCTCGGTGTCAATGCGGCCGATTCCAAGATAGTGATTCCAGAATTTCTCGATGCGTTCGGCTACCGATTCATAGTTTTCTAGGATCATGAGTTCACCCGGCTTGATGCGTGGCGGCTAACTGCCCGGCCTCTGGAATATCCTTGTCTTTGGCCTTCTTTAAATCCAACTGAATAAGCCATAACAGCCCATAAAGCTCCAGCAATGACCATAAAGATTACAATTGATAGTTCGTTCATTTTATTGCTCCCGATTCTGGGAACAGCTAACCTGCTCCCGAATTACAGAGTGACAGGCTTCTACGACAAATTCAAGATTCCCGCCTGAAAATCGGCGTGTCGGTTATTTTTTGACAGCCAATTCGAATATCAATTGGTTGAGTCGTTCTTCAATTCTGCTCACTTGATCTTTGAGAGAATGGCCCCCATTGGGTTGAAGCTCCCGCATGATCGATCTCACCATGAATCTCATTGACGAATAAATGGCAGTCAGCAAAGCAATAACAAACCCACCAACCGCCATCCATTCGCCCACGCTCATTTCTTGTTGCCGAAACTTACATCGTTTGGATTGGCCCATCGAGCTAGTAACGGCACAATGCCAGCAACTAACCCCATTGCCAAATCTTTAATATTTGTGTTTCCAGTTAGATAAACAGCCAAACAACCTGCGACCGCGCTTCTTGCGTAAGAGGCGGCAGCTGCTTTGATTTGTTTCATTATTTTTCTCCTTTTGGTCGATCGGGCAAATCACCCGAAAACGCGCCATAAGTTGGTCGGCCGTAACCGACTACGAATGACCTTGCTCCCAAAGTTCTTGATTTCACCATAACTTCGCCACCATTGCGTTGATCTGCATTTGATGTGTTGCCTTCAATTGTAACAATTTGCTTTTCCGATACCCGGATCACCAAACCAATGTGATTGATAATCGTTTTGTCATCGATAACAAAATCAAAGAAAACAAAATCACCAATTTTAGGCTCGGTGTGCCAGCGTTTCATTTTCTTAAAAGCATCGGCCCCAGCTCTAGTGCTGACGACATTTGGCACATCCACCCCAGCTTGATCCGCGCACCAATTAAGAAATGACCCACACCACGGCAACTTGTCGGCCTTCATGTGCTTGCCATACTTTGTCTCATTGTTGCCTGTTTCGGCCACGCCAACCTCAGCGAGCGCGACTTGGATCAAACGCGGCAATGTGCCTTGTGGAAATGTCACAAGCCGAGTGCCTTCAAATCATCGGATGTCAGACCAAGTGCTGCAAGTTTTGCTTGTGCTGTTTGTTTTGCAGCTGCAAGAGATTCATTTGCTTGCTTTTCTGCTAAAAGATTGGCTTCATATTTTAATCTCAAATCTTTTTCAGCAACAGTTTCTTGTCTTTCGGTGATTGTTTCTTGACCAGTAATAACATCAAAAGTTTTTTCAGTGATTTTCATAATTTCTCCTTATGCCGTTGTATAAACAAAAACTGAGCCATTGTCGAGATTGCCTGTACTGCTAAAAATACTAATCGATGAAATGGTTGAGCTGCTGTTGTAATAGCCGCCTGTAGAATAAATCTCCATGTTGGCCGTTCCACTATAAGTTTCGCCTGAACCAACCACCTGCAACGCTTTTACTCCAGATGTATTACATCCACTTATTAACGCATAACCTGAAACAGGAGAACCGGCATTGCCAGCGTCCATGCGACCAAATGGCACATTTGCAGCTGCTCCCGTAACTGGGCTAAAACTGACATTGGGATTGCCTTGTTGAGCTTTAAAACCGTACGCATAATAATTTGAGCCTGTATCTGTGTTAAGTCGTAGGCTAATAATTGACGCCGCCGTCGCGGATGATGCTTGACTTAAAATTACTAAAATCTCATTTTTGCCGCTTATTCCTGAAACTGTGACAGTTTGTGCCCCAGTCAAAGCTGTGCCACCTGAATTTAACAAAACCCAATTTGCGTTAGGTGATGGTAGAGTGCCCCATGCTAAGCCAGTTGCAGCCGTTGAGTCAGCCGTAAGCACTTGACCGTTTGTGCCGACTGCAAGGCGAGCTGGAGTATCAGCTGCCGTTGCGCCAATTAAATCGCCTTTAGCATCCACAATAGAGTTTTGAATCGCGTTAGCATCATCGCTAGTAACCCAAACAAAATCCATGTCTGTGTTTGAATTTTTGGCCAGCACTTGCCCCGATGTGCCGCCCAATAGATCAGCCATTGATGTGGCAACAGCTTGACCAAAAACCTCAAAGTCCGCCGGCAAATCTGTAACCAAATCTGTGGCTGTCGGCATTTGCCACGAAAATGGGGTTGTTGGATTGCTCATATCTTCTCCTTATGCGACGACTAACGCATCGGCCCAGTTTAGGCTTCCGCTAATTGTGTTCCATTGTTCTGCAATTGCGACATCTTGCCATTGCATGGCTTGCAATGAAAATGCCAATGGTGAAAGAGTAGCCGTTACAGAAACGCTGTTATAGGCGGCTCGCCATGACCAGCCTTCAACAAATCCTAGATAGGTTCCCGATGCCATGTTTAGCGGCAGGTCGGTTATACGCAATGGCAATCCCATAAAAATGTTGATTAAAGCATCTCGATCGGCATCATCAATTTCTGAATTTGTCAGCTCAAAAGTAATTTGATTGAAATTGGCTTGTGGATATGATCGAAGTGTCAGGTAAAATGCAGCTTGATCCTCGGCATCATGATTGTGCCTCAAAGTTGTGGTGATGATCTGAGCTAACCGGCCATAAAGGCCAATGGAGACGACATCCTCATCTGTGACCTGCGATGATGAATTAGTACCATATTTAATGACAATTTCATTGCGGATGTCACCTGATCGCGTTTGAACAGATAGCGATCTTGCCAACGCTTGGGCGGCTGAAAGATCGGTGTAGCCATTGGCTGCGAGATAAGCTGATCGATGCGTGCTGTCTGCATAACTGATTTGGCCTTGGGCGTTTTCATAAATGTAACCCAATCCCGATGTTGCTAAAGCTGCTACCAATGTATAGACATCAATTGTCGATGATGATCTTTGTGCCAATTCATAGTTGCCGGGTGTATCAATTTCGCCCAAACCTGTGTTTTGAGCATTTTGCCATTGCTCTGTCGGATCATAAGTTGCCCATGTTAAAGCTGCTGGCACTTCATTCCACGAATTGACCAACAAATCTGTGAGAATTGTAAGAATTTGATCTCCATCAAAATCATGGCTCAAAACTCCATTGGTCAAGGCTTTTGGCAATCGAGACAAAGCTCCCAATGCCGTGATGGAGACCGATTGATTGATCCCAATTACACCCGATGCAGCGATGCCGATGTCAAATTCGACGACTGTGCCACCAAAAATCGGCACATAAGTTGCCGTGGAATCTTGCAACTCAATAGTCACAGCATCATTGATTTGGATGTCAATGTTGGATTGATCTAAATTGATCAATTGCAAACTGACATAACCTGCATTGGCTTGCTCATAAATGTTTGTGCGCCCAGATGTAATTGCTAAATTGGCTAAAACATAATTTGTGTAAATTGTGCCGCCAATTGTGACTCGCCAAACGGGGTTGAAAATGCTCATGCCGTCACCAGATTTGTGGCTCCATTAGTTCCCCGATAAAAAGAGTTGTTTAAAGCGTCAATAATTGCCCGGGCTGTGCCTTCTGAGTCAATTGCACCATTAACGTTCAAATTTATTGTTGTGCCGTTATTGTCAAAAGCACTTGTTGTTGCAAATGCAGATGCTGTATTTGCAAGAGATTCCGCCGCTGTTCTTGCGCTGTTTGCGGCATCATTAATACCACCAGTATTAAACATGCCTGTATTAAGTTGCGCATTAGCCTTTGCACGAGCCACTGGATCGGTTGAGTATTTGAGAACATTAAACGGATCCTCTGATTGATCAATGACATTTTTTCCGGTTACTGGCGCAGTAAAATCGCCGTCAGAAAATGGTTGTCCGTTTGGCATTGTCCCGCTAAATCCGGCCGCTCCCACTGTAGCTGCCGATGTATTTGATTTATTTGCCAGAGCGTTCGCACCGGATAAAACTGCCGCAGCTAGAGCCACAGCTCCAACGCCCAGCAATGGATTTAACGCAAAAGCCGATGCAACACCGGCCACGATGGATGATGCTTTTAGGACATTGTAAGCCTTAATTAAAGTATTGATGAGCGCAATTGTGGCCACAACGGCAGCTGAAATTTTTTGTACGGCAAAAACTCCTGCAATAACGGCTCCAACAATTATCAATTCCTGTTTTAAGCTGATAACTGTGTCAATGATAGATCGGACTTTTTTGCCCCATGCAACTGCTTTTATTTCTGATTCGGTCAATCCTTCGGTTAATCCATTTTGGCCTGTTAAACCATTGACAAAGCTTTGAACCCCAGGCACGACATTGGTTAAAATGTAACTTGTCAATTTAGCAACAGCAGGCAACAGAGCCGCGCCAATTTGTTCTTTGACTTCATCGGTTGCAATTTTTATGCGTTCAAATGCTTTTTCAGCACTTTGCGCTTCATTATCTGCAAATCCGCCAAATGTGTCGGTGAGAGTGTTGAAAACTTTATTAAAGTCTTTTGATTTAAGAATTGATGAATCAATGCCAAGTCCTAATTTGCCAAGTGAGTTTAGATTGCCATCGTAGGCTTTGCCTAAAGCATTTGAAATTGTTTCCAATGGTTTGCCTGTAGCAGCTGAAACATCCAAGGCTAGACTTAACAATTTTTGAGCATCTTCAACATCTTTTGTTGATCTTACTAATCGACTAAAAGCCGGGCGCAATTCATCGTCGGTTACACCAATTGCTACGCTTGTTGTGCTTATGTATTTTTCAACACCAGCAATTTGTTCAGATGTAGCTGTAGTTGTTTTTTCAATTGTCAAGGCTAAAAGACGTTGAGCCTTTTCGTCGGCTGCGGCGTTTTTTATTGACTCAACGGCAAATGCACCAATTGCAGCTCCAGCGGCGGCAAATGCCAAAGCGGCTTTTTTGCCAAATGCTGTAAATTGATCGCCAATTGATTCGGTGTTTTTGCTGGCTGTGTTGATGCCTTTTGTAAATTCAGCGACGTCAGCTAGTAGTGAGAGCTTTAGCGTTCTTGATCCAGCTGCGGCCATTTACCACACCTTCACAATCTGAGAAAATGCTTCTGCCCATTGGCTAATTATCTGAGGCTGCTCGGCTTTTAGTGTTGGATAAATAAACCAACCTTTTGAGCCTCGACCTTCGCGGCCCGACCAAATTGGGAATTGCTTGTATTTGTTTGATCCAAATTCATAGCCTCCCCATAGTTGCTGAGTCGTGCCACCGCCTGAAAATTTTTGAGATGCAAAACCAAATGACATTTCGCCGATCTTTGATGATTTGCTAACTCGCGAACCATCGGCAACTCTGATCGATGCCTTGTCCCGGCCTTGAGCTTTCGCAATGATTTTTCCTTGTAAATAAGTCGCTAGACCATTGGAAACAGTTTTGGCTTGTGCAACAGCTTCATCGTCCATGCCTTTGAAAGCGTAAATGATTGATCGTAATTCGGCTTTGTCAAAAGCAACCGCATCCTCAGCCATTTCGCTTCTCCAATATCTCGATCGCTGTTAGTAAATCTTCCGCCGTTTTAAACTCGCTTAAAGGTTGCCCGCTAGCGATTGCAACTTCCCATAAAATCCGATTTATGCTTCCGGATTTATAGCTTTTGGGTTCGCATCACCGACAATGATGTCAGCAACAGTCTCACACCAAACTTCAAATGGCTTGACAGCTTTGCCCGCCATCTCTCTTTTCATTGCGTGGTATGCAAGAAACAACAGATCGGACACGCCCATTTTGTCCTGAGCTTGTCCAATCGTGTTGCCAGTCTTGTTTTCCCATTTTGCCCATTCTGCTGGATGTGCAATGTATGTCTCAGCATTGCCATCTGTATATTCGATTGTTATTGGTAGTTTCATGCTCCCGTTTCCTTTTCTATTAGGTAATTGTTAATACTGGAGTTGTCACGCAGGTAAATGCAAGCGAAACAGTCTGTGCATCTGGAGCTGTGCCGCCGGCAGATGGCAAAATTGGCTGCACATCAAAAGCAAATGATGCTCCTGAATCTGCTCCAAAGATTACTGAAAGGCCAGTGTTAGGTGCATTTGTTGCAGCTGTCCAAAGAGCTTCACAAAGTGATGATGCTGCTCCCCAGTCTGCAAGCATTTCGACAGCAAATGAACCTTGCGTATCCGTAGTAAAATACGCTTTTCCATCAAGTGTCTGATATGTGTTGATCGTTGAATCGACTGTCAAAGTCGCAGATGTAGCCTGAGCATCATAGTTAGCACCAGCAATGGTGAAGCTGATGTCTCTGCCGGTAATTATTACAGTTGGCAATTTATTGTCTCCTTAGTTGGTGTAGTAGGTGCTGACTTGTAAATCTGCTACGAGGTATTTGCCCGCGCCGACTTCCAATGGTTGTGGTTGATTTACATTGCCAACGACATAGCCGTTTGGCATTGTGCTTATGATGCTGATCATCAATGTTTCAAGATTGTCTAAAGCTGCCGCGTTGTTGGAATAACCCACAACACCCGTGACAGTTAAATTGACTTTAACTTTTGTGGTCGCGCCATTGATCAAAACGCTTTCAAGATACGGTGCATCCGGTATCAAACAGATGCTTGGAGAAGTCATTGTCTCCGGGATGCCGTTATACACATTTGCCGCAATAGTTGAAAGTGCATTTTTAAGTGGAGTGCGTACAGCTGATTCAATGCTCATTGCGCCATCGTTTCAACATCCAAAAATGGCCCAAGCAAGCCAATGACTCTATTTGTTAAGCTGCGGCCAAGAATAAATGGTGCTGGCTGAAAATTGTCTGACATGATTTGATTGCCGGGAGCTGTGATGCTCTGAAAAATCTCTACCGACACAACCAAGATTGCGTTTTCAATTGGTGGCGTGTTTGCGTACAGCTGTGCGGCTGATCCACCGGATAAGGTCGCCAAGGCGTTAGGAATAAACGGCAATGGGTATGTTCGATCAGCCGCAGCTGTTGCCGCTGTAAATGTGTATGGCTCAATCCGATCATCGGTGACTGTATAAGTCGCGTTGTAAGTTCCGGCCCCGGTAACAACAACAGATTGACCCGGCACAAAGTAATTTGGCCGCTGTGTGGTGAAATAAATGACGGAATCACTCACATTGGCAAAAGTCACCGATGATTGGTATTGCGTAAGTAAAGGCAAAATCGTTTGCTCAGCGGAATCTATAAATGAATCTAGCTGTGCATCCGAGTACAAAGAAACCGAGACACCAAGAATTGCTCTCAGCTGTGAGGCTGTAACTATTGCTGGCATCTCGGTTCCTTTCGTATAAGTAGCGTTCGGGAGCGACCGCTACCGATGATCAGTTATTAGTTCTGGTTCCAGCAAGCGCCGAATGGAATCTTTGGAGCAATTGCGCCGTAACCGTAGTACAGGATGTCAATTGTTCCATCGCTGTTGATGTTGGTGCGTAGGTTAAAGCGTGGGCTTTCGTACCATGTCCATGCATCTGGATTGACAACAACCATTGAGAAATCTCCGGTTGATGTTGTTGGGCCAGCGTTACCAATTGAGCGTGAAACAAAGAGATTGAGCCCCGGTGAAACTACACCGCGCAATGAATCTCCGCGAACATTTCCTGCCGCATTGGATGGTTGAGCCGCGTTATATAACGGTGACCCATTATCCGAGTAGCCCATTATGTTTGTCCATTGTCCGGGACTTACCACGATGTTGCGAGCAAATCCAAGTGATGATGAATAAACGGCTCCGGCGGCTTGAGATGTGTATCCCAAGAATCCGGTTGGTGTATTTGCATTTACACCGGTCTGTTGTCCAGCTGCCGCAATTGTTCCAACGGCAAATTCATCAGTTACTTTTGCATAAGCAAACTCAAGATTTTGCAAAAGTGCTGTTAGGTATTCTGGACGGCTGCGATCAATAAGCTCTACTGTAGAAATTGCGCGGCCTTTGAATGACTGAACAGGTACGCTTAAAAATGTAGCTGATAGGTTTGATTCTGTAACAGCTGCATTTTCTGCAACATTTGCAACAGTTGGGACGCCTGTAACGCGTGGAATCTCAAATGTCATGCCTTCGCCGACAAGTGTTTCACGGCTTAACGCATCAATCATTCCGCGATCAGCGTTTGCCAATGCATTGACGATCTGTGTGCTTTGTGGTGTTGGGATCATGCCCGGTGCTGTTGATGTGGTGTTATCGGCAGCTTTTACATACTGGCGTGAATCCTCATCATGCAAAATTGTTGCCTTGAGATAATGCTCAAGGTATGAAACTTTATTGACGATTGGTGATCGTGGTGCTGTGTAGTAAGCAGGTCGTGATGCTTGTACAGGTTCGACTTCTGGAGCTGCTACCGGTTCAACGGCAGGAGCGACTGGTTCGGTAGTGTTGTCCACTTTGTCTCCTTCATTTGGGTTTGTTGTATCTGATCCTTCATCAGTTTCAGAATCTTCTGATGCTGCTACTTCCGAAACGCGTGCAGATCGCACGGCAGGTTCGGTCACAAGTGCAACGCCTTTAAGTTGGCCATTCAAAACTTTCATGGTTCCATCTTTTTGCATTTCATAATTATCAACGGCCAGTTCAATTGAGAATCCGTCTCTCAGTCCGGTCATTGCCTCTTCCAAACTATCTGACCCGGCTGTCGTATTTGCAATTTTGAAGGTCGCTGTCATTTCTTTGTCATTGACACTCATGGCAATGCTCTTTCCAATCCTGCGTGTGATGTCATGCTCTAAATTTAAAAACACATCGTTTGGCTGAATTGATCCGCGAGCAAAAACAACCTTGCCAGTTGATGCATTTGCTGGTTCGTTGAACGCAACAATGCGACCGGTGATTGTGCGTGCATCACTATCAGCTGCCGTGATTTGCATTGGTGTTGTTAGCTTCATGAGATCATTTCCTCCATTTGTCTAATTTCTTCAGTAGTGATTGCCCCAATTTCAAATAAAATCTTGTAAATTTCGGCACGCTCTTTTTCTGATCCGCGTAAGTAAGCCTTGAGATCAAATTCAACGCGCTGTGTTGATGGCGTAAAATCTGGCATTGATAAACGGCTGGCAATGCTGTTCATTAGTGGTAACAGAGAAAAGTCCAACAAAGTTTGACGCGCCGTGCTGGCGTTTGCATAGGTCATGGATGATCCAGTCGGCGCATCAATAAAGTAAGCCGGGATACCCACGGCACGAGCTAATTCAGTTGCAATTATTTCGCGTGCAGCATTGAGGCCAATTTGCTCCGGTGTAAATCCGACCGTTGTCAATTCAACATCGGCGTTCAAAAATGCTGTGCCACGATTTCGGCGTGCTGCTCCCCATGCATCCAACAATTTAGCGATGCGGTCGGCTGGCAACGCTGTTCCATTGGATTTCAACACCATCGATGGCACAGGTTCGCGCGCGTACATTGCAGCGGCTCTTTCAAGCTCTGCACCTGCGCGAATTGTGCGACCTGCTCGGTTTAATAATCCTTCATCGTTTCCGTAGAAAACAATTAAACTTCCCGGGCCAGAATCAGGCACGCGAATTCCATCTACTGTGTAATACTCAATTTGAGTGCCAATTGAATTTAAGAAAACACCAACGCGATTAGGAGCAACGCGCCACATTTGACGAACGCGTCCGGTATCAGCAAATTGATCCATTAACTGAAAATAACTAAACCCCGTAAAAAGTAAATCTTCGGCCGCCCAGCACCAAGATGCTGCACCCGGCACGCGCTTATCTGGATCATTGATAACAACCGGGGAATCAACAACCTGACCAGTTGCCTTGTCGCGTGTGACCATTGGAATTGTGGCAATTGAATTACAGATCATATTTCGAGCGCGCGCAATTGCCGGAACCGACATTGCCTCCTCGCGGCTTGCAAGATAATCAGCCGCGCCAAAAGGAAAAAATGCATCCAGCGTTGGAGCTGGGCCAATCTGTGCAGCTACATCTGCACCGCGTATTGGAGCAACTGTTTCAACCGTGCTTTTGCGATCAAATAATCCCATGCACCCATTTTCTCAAAATGTCAAGGATCAACCCACTAAAATGTCAATTTCTGTTTCTGGGCGTGTCGCGAAGTGTGTGCATAGCGCGGCTGCTACGGCAGCACAGACCGCCGATTGGCTGGCACGCCTTCCAATAACCCATCCGCCGTCACCGCGCCTTAATTGCACAGCTGAAAGCATTTGCTCGGTAAGTGATGCCTGATTTCGGTGTTTTAATCTGCCGCTGTTAATTGCACCCAGTAATTCATCACAAGCTTGCGGGTAGTCCGAATCCATGTCATGAATCGGGATTCCTGCCGGCTGCATACGCGCGGCAACGGCTCCGGATGTTCGCCGGCTGTAAAGCAAATACTCAATTGGATATTTGCGGCAATAAGCAGCTGCATCATTGGCAATGGCCCGATCATCAAGCTGGATTGAATTTTCCCATGTATGCAACAGCTTTACGACAAATGACTCTGAGCCAAGCTTTTGGGCCGCGCATAATGCTGCGTGCTTCCTATCCGGTGAAATGTCGATGGCCATCCATGTGAGTTTGTCATCATCAAGGTCAATAGTTTCATCTCCACATTCTTGCCATTCCTTAGCTCCAACAACGCTAGAAATTGTTTGGACCCATCTGTTCAATACCTCGGTCATAACTACATCTGGAGGATCATTAAAAACGGCCCGGATGTTATCTGGGTGAATTGTGATGTTAAGTCCGGGATTGGCAAAAGCTGCATTTTCCAATGAAATCTCATCGGTCGGTGCAGACCATTCAAAATAGCCCACATCATCGGCCGCACCACTAGCTGCTGCTAGTCCGCGCTCTCTGAGCTGATTTAAAACGATTGAGTGAGAATCACCGGCTGAGGAAAAGCAATTTACCTGTGGATTCTTAGCTGCCATCAATGTGTAGCGCATTGCGGCAAAAGTCTCCATATCGTGCAGCTCTCGAATCTCATCCATGTGGATGGTTTCCGGCTTTGATAATCCACGAGCTGCCGATCCACCGGCTTTAATAATAAATCGATTGCCTTTCATGGTTTGTATCTCCTCGGCCCCATGTTGCCACCTGATCCGCTTTACCTGATTGGCCAAATCTGCATTTTCCTCGATGATCTGCACAATGGCTCTAAATTGCTCCAGCGATGTGACCAATCTGTGAGCTGTGGAAACCTGCAACGATTCATCCCAGTGAAACAAGCCCATCATGATCCGGGCCATCATGTAGGTCGATTTTCCATTCTGCCTTGCGACCGTGGCCACCGTTACAGGATGGTAATAGCGGCCATCACTTTTATATTTCAAACTATGCTCGGCCAGCCACTTTTGCCAAGGCATAAAGCCGTCTGGAAGGATTTGAGCTGCGAAATCGATGAGTTCAAAGCCGCGTGAAGGCAAATCATTGATTGGTGAGTGGATTCGTGGAGCTGTTACCGGCGAAAAAACCGATTCCAGCCGATCTGAGACTATTTCAACCGATGGTGTATCAACTATGACCTGATCGTCCTTAATCATGACTTATCGACTCGTTTTGGGGTATAAACACCTCAT